CGATCTGATGCAACTGCGCGGGATCGGCCAGGTGCGCAGCCAGCTGTTGGCGGCGGTCGAATCTGCCGGCGCGCGGAGCGTGAGCAAGGGGGAGCCGTCCCCCGTGCCGGATGGGCCGCCAGTAGAAGCCTATGCCGATCAGACCGAGTTCGTGCCGGCAGATCATGACTGGTACTGGCAGCTGGATATGTCCGACAAGGGCAAGATCTACCCGCACGCCGGCAACCTGGAAATGATCCTGACGCAGGATCCGCGCTGGGCCGGTGTGTTGGGCTACTGCCAGTTCTCGTACCGCATCAAGTTCACCGGCAAGCCACCGATCGATACTGGCCCAGACGGCACGGGCGAGCTGGAAGACAACGATTTCGCGCGGCTGCGCATCTGGCTGCATCGCCAGTACGGCATGAGCCCGCCACCGCGTAATGAGCTGGCCGACGCGCTGATCGCCGTGGCGCAGAAGAACCGATTCCACCCGGTGCGCGACTACTTGCGATCGCTCCAGCACGATGGCGAGGCGCGCCTTGGGCTGTGGCTGCATCGGGTGTTCGGCGCGCAGGGTTCGGACGATTACCTGGCGGCGGTGGGGACCAAGTTTCTCATCGGTGCGGTGGCCCGGGTGATGCGCCCAGGCTGCAAGATGGACAACATGCTCATCCTCGAGGGCGACCAGGGCAAGGGCAAGAGTACCGCCCTGTCGGTGCTGTTCGGCGACTGGTTCAGCGACGCACCACTGCGCCTGGGCGACAAGGATGCCTACCAGCTTCTGCAGGGTGTGTGGGGCTACGAGTTGGCCGAGCTCGACGCCCTGAACAAGGCCGAGTCGACCGAGGCCAAGGCCTTCCTGTCGCGCCAGCATGACCGCTTCCGGCCGCCCTACGGGGTCAGTCCGCAAACATTCCCGCGGCAGACAGTCGCCCTGGGCACCACCAATCAGGATGAGTACCTGAAGGATTACAGCGGCAATCGGCGTTACTGGCCGGTGCGCTGCCAGAAGGTGGACCTGGAGTGGCTCAAGGCGCACAGAGATCAGCTGTGGGCGGAAGCCTTGGCTCGGTTCGAGGCGGGGGAACCCTGGTGGGTCGCCACCGAAGAAGAGCGCCGGCTGTTCGAGGATGAACAGGAGGTTCGGATGGTGCGCGACGCCTGGGAGGACCCCATACGCGAATGGCTGGCGGGGCAGACCGCCGACTACTTCACCTATGCCGACATCCTCTGTGGCGCCCTCGACATTGATGTCGGGCACATCCAGCGGGTTCACCAGAACCGTCTGGCGCCCATCATGAAGCACCTGGGGTGGACCAAAGCGAGGCGGATGATCGCCGATCCTCGCGGCTCCGGGCGCATGACCAAGTCCCATGTCTATGTCCGGCCGGAAGGCGAGCGAGGCAAGAGTGCAGCGGCCGACTGGTGAATTGGTCCGAAAAGGACCAACGGGACCAACCGGGGACCGACGCGAAAAACAAGCGTCGGTACTCGGTAACGTTTTGACGAAAAAGCACAATTCCGGCAAAGGACCAACGGACCGACCGTTTTCGGCCATAACACGCAGGCAGGCGCGCGCCCGCGCGCGTGCGATATTCTTTCCAGTCACGTTAGGAAAGGGGTCTTTCAAAGAAAAAACAAGGCCTTGCAGAGTACCGACGTATTCCATGGGGGTTGGTCCCCATCGGTCCGTTGCAAGAGAAGGCATTTCCACCCTCTGCTTGACCTCACACGCGCTCCGGGTCTACGCTTTCCCCGTCACCTCGCCAGGGGTGACCGGGTTTGGCAGCCCGACGTACGAGCGCACCACGGCGCTCACCCGGAGCGTCTTCACAGTGCCCAGTCAATGGCGGGCGTCATGGGGCGTCTTCGGACGCGCCGGTTCCTCGTACCCGGTCTGCCAACCCGTGGCGTCCGCCGCCTTTTCGTTTGGCAGCGATCAAGCGGCGGATTCTCACAACCAGTACGAGGATTCCGCTATGGATCAATCCCTTACCCGCGCCCTGCGCGATCACCAGGACACGCTGGAATGTACCCAGTGGCGCCTGCGCGAGCTGTCGTGCCTGTTTCAGGTGATCGAAAAGCTGGCCGCGCCGGACAGTCATGCCCGGGAGCTGGCGGCCATTGGCACCTACCTGGCCGAGGACTGGCGCAACACCCTGGACTGCACCCTGAGCGAACTGAAGGAGACCTGCGATGCCTGAGCTTGCCGTACTGCACAACGACCAACCCATGACCACCTCGCTGACGATTGCCGAGGGGGTGGAACTGCAACACAAGAACGTGCTGGAGCTGATCCGCAAGCACCTCGACAGCCTGACGGAGTTCGGAGGGGTCGCGTTTGAAACGCGACCCTTCGACACCCCGGGCGGCGTGCAGCAGCGGGAGATCGCCTGGCTCAACGAGCCGCAGGCCACGTTGCTGATCACCTTCATGCGCAACAGCGAGACGGTGGTGCGCTTCAAGGTGGCGCTGGTGAAGGCGTTCTATGAACTGCGCGAGCAGCTGGCGCGCAAGCCCTCGCCGCCGCCGATGCCGCGCTCGGCCACGCACGCGGCCGATCAGGTGGTGGCGGCCACGCGCACCTTCAACGGCTTGCTGCGGGCAGCCAAGGGCATGGGGCTGGGACGTATGAAGGCAGTACGGCAGGCCAATCTGGCCACCTATCGCCATACGGGCGTCGATGTGCTGGGAGAGCTCGATGTCGAGCAGGACTTCCAGGAACAACCGACCGTTGACGAACCTGACCCGTGGGAAGAGCCGATACGGGAGTGGCTGGATGCGCAAAACCGTGAGTTCGTGACCTATGCCGACGTGCTCACCGGCGCGATCGGGCTGGAGCTGGCACGCGTCACCCGGGCGCACCAGAACCGCCTGGCACCCATCATGCGGCGATTGGGGTGGCGCAAAACCCGCAGGCCCGTTCGTGATCCCCGTGGATCAGGGCGAATCACGAAATCGCACGTGTACGTTCGGCCGGAACCGTATTCTGGCGTGGTGAATGGCGACCAGGAGGCAGGCTGAGAAATGGGCCGGCATTGGGCCAGGGTGGACTGCTGGCATGCACAGAGCGCAGATGGCTACACCGTCGCCTTCTCGCGCACCCCGCAAGGTGATTGTCAGTACCTGGCCTTCGCGCCGGCCCGTGAGGTGGAGGCCAAGGCGCACTACGCCATCGGTGAGCGGGTGCCGCAGCGGCACGAACTGATCGGTTGCTACGCCACGGCGGAAGAGGCGCGTGCAGCCTGCGATGAACACGACAGAAAGCAACAGCGGGAGGTGGCGCATGCAGGTTGAAGCCTGGCGAGATGAAGTGAGGCAGGCGCTGGAGGTGTGGGGGCAGTGGTTGCGGTCACTGCCAGGACCTGCGGTGGGGTACGTGGTGACGACCTATAGCGAGCGTCTGGACCGGGAGACGGTCACGGTGGCAGAGAACGCGACGGCCGTGGCGATGGATCGCGTGTTGGCTCAGGTCAAGTCGTCCAGCCTCGATGCGTACCGCGTGCTGCATCGATACTACTACCTGGGCGAGTCGATCCGCGAGATCGCCGAGGCGATGCGGGTGTCCCGCGCCCGGGTGAGCGAGCTGATGACCGTCGGCGAGGCCATGGCGGGGTCGCTGTGGGGGGTGCGCTACGGCCGTTCTGCGCCGGCGGCTTGACTGTCCGGACAGAATCGCCTACTTTTCAGCTATCTTGGCATTCGTGCCACCTGAAAAACCCGCACCGGTCCGGTCGGCGCGGGTTTTTTCGTGCCGCCACCATGGCCGACCGGCGGCGGGTCCTTCCCCCGGCCCCCGGCATACGGGTGCGGTGACCGCGGGTTTTTCGCAGAGGTGGGGGCGCAGAGGGGGGTTGACTGGTCCTGGGTGGAGGCGAGGCCTCTGACTGGAGGAAGCGTGTCTGAGGTTGTGGATCTGGAGGCGCCCATTTCCCAGACGGCCTTTGCGCGCCTGGTCGGGGTGTCGAAGCAGTCGATTTCGCAGCGCATGGCCGATGGGCTGTTGCGCGAGGGGGCGCCCGCGGGTGAGTGGTTGCGGGCGTATTGCGGCCGGTTGCGCGAGGAGGCGGCCGGTCGTGGGGATGTCGATTCGAAGGCGCTGATGCGGGCGCGGACGCGCGAGTCCGAGGCGAAGGCGCGCATGCAGGAGCTGCAGTATCACCGGGAGTTGAAGCAGCTGGTGCCGGTGGAGGAGATCGAGCCGTTGCTCGAGTCCTGGGCCACGACGGCCCGTGGCGAGGTGCAGCATGCGGTGGAGAAGATCATTGCCGCCATCGAGAGCCGGCATGGGGTAGAGGTCGAAAGGGCGCTGTACGATGAACATCTGCGAGCTGCCTTCGGCGTTATTGCAAGCTACCCGAGAAACCTTGCTGGCGATGCTGGTGAGGGCGGGGGCGAAGTGGGAGCCGCCGCCTGATATCTCCACGCGTGACTGGCTGGCCGAGTATTTCCGGCTACCCGCGGAGGCCGCCGATCTGCCAGGCCCCTACAACCCGGATTACGTGCCCTATTTGTGGGGCATCTTCCATGCGCTGGACGACGAGTCGGTGCGCACCGTGGTGATGATGAAGGCGGCCCAGATCGGCTGGACGATGAGTCTGGTGGGTTACCTGGGCAAGCAGATGCACACCCGGCCGTCCGGCATGATCGTGTTGTTCCCGAAGGACGGCGCGGCACGGGATTTCAGCACCGAGAAGCTGGCGCCGTCGGTGCTGGCGACGCCGGTGTTGTCGCGGCTGATCGATGTGAGCACCAGCCGCAAGAGCGGCAACAGCGTGACCCGGAAGAAGTTCCCCGGCGGATTCCTGAAGCTGGTCAGCTCGAATGCGATCTCGGACGTGAAGTCGACGCCATCGCCGCTGGTCATGATCGAGGAGCCGGACGACACCAGCGAGAACGTCAAGGCGCAGGGGGATGCCATCCGCCTGGTGAAGGAACGCCTCAAGCGCCAGCGGTCTGGCAAGTTGATCCTGGGTGGAACGCCCTCGGTGGAGGGTATCAGCCGGGTCGAGGAGCAGATTGCGCTGAGCACCCAGCGGGTGCTGCCGATCACCTGCCACGAGTGCGGCGAGTCACACGTGCTCGACTGGGAGAACGTGAGCTGGTTGGAACGCGAGACCGGCCAGCCGCACCCGGTGTTCGGGATGGCCGACCCGGATACGGCGGTCTATGTCTGCCCGCATTGCGGTAGTGCCTGGGACGATTGGCAGCGGAAGGAAAACGTGCTGCGTACCGTCAAGCGGGCCGTTGAGGCAGGCGACCCCTGGTGTGGCTGGGTGCCGACGGTGGATGTCGAGACTGCCGGTGGGGTCGAAGGCTTCAAGGAACTCTCCGAGCTGTACGTCTGCCTTCCGGGAACGAGCCTGGCCGATGTGGTGCGTGACTACCTCGAGGCCGAGCACGATGCGGCCCGTGGCGACGACAGCGGCCTGGTGGTGTTCACCAACTCCAAGTTGGGTCGGCCCTATGCCTATCGCTCGGATGCGCCCGACCGCGATGCGCTCGAGGCGCGGGCACTCGATTATCCCGAGCTGACCGTTCCGTCTGGTGGGCTGATTCTCACCGCTGGGGTGGACGTGCAGCACGATCGCCTGGCCGTGCTGATCGATGCCTGGGGGCGCGGTGAGGAGAGCTGGACGATCTACGTCGGTGAGCTCTACGGCAACACCATTCTGCCGGATGACCCGGTGTGGGCCGGCCTGGACAAGCTGCTGTTCGGCACCTTCGAGTCGCAGGCCGGTTTCCGGCTGCGGATCAGTGCCATCAGCATCGACAGCTCTGACGGTACGACATCGGATGCCGTCTACACCTGGGTGCGCAACCGCCAGCGCACGGGCGTGCAGGTGATGGCGGTGAAGGGTGGCAGCCAGGACCACGGCCGACTGGAGATCTTCAGCCGACCCAAGCCCAGCGTGGACACCAAGGGCCGGCGCAACACCAAGGCCATGCGTTACGGCGTGACGCCTTACATCGTCGGCACCCACAAGGCCAAGGACCTGCTGGCCGGGCGGATGAAGCTCGAGGGGGACGGCCCCGGGCGCTGGCACTGGTACCGGGACATCCGGGCCGATTTCTACGATCACATCACCGGCGAGGTGAAGGCACCGCATCGTTCGGTGCGCAACCGCAAGATCTGGCAACAGAAGAGCGGCCAGCCGGTGGAGTTCTGGGACTGCAAGGTGTATTCGCTGCACGCCTCGCGCGCGGCCAAGGTGCACCTGATGAAGCCGGCGCAGTGGGACAACCTCGAGGCCTTCCTGCGCCAGCAAGATTTGTTCTCCGAGACAGATGCGCCGGATACGCGCGCCGAGGAGCGTCCCGCGCGTGGTCGCCGCCCACGCCGGGGTGGCTTCGTGAACGGATGGAAGCGATGAAACTGCCAGCTCAGCACACGGCCGGGGACACGCTGCGCCTGCCGGTGGCGGTGCCTGGGTACCTGCCGCAGGACGGTTGGACCCTGTCCTATGCCCTGGTCAACGCGGGGGAATCGATCCGCTTCGATGCGGTGGACAACGGGGACGGGCGGTTTCTGGTCGACCAGGCCGCGGCCGATACGGCCAGCTGGGCTCCGGGGCGCTACCGCTGGGGCGCCAGCCTGCGGCGTGGCACCGACCGCTTTACCGTGGCCACTGGAGAGATCGAGATCCTGCCTGACCTGGCGGGCGCCACCACCGGCCTGGAAACGCGGGGGCGCTGGGCGCGCATTCTCGACAACCTCGAACGCGCCTATGAGCAGATGAGTGCCGGCGAGATCCAGACCGCCATGGTGGTCTACGGCTCGCGCACCGTGCAATTCCGCAGCCTGGATCAACTGATCAAGGCCATCAGTCATGCCCGGCTGCAAGCCGAGCGGGAGCGTGCAGGCGATGCGGGCGGGCATCGCCTTGGCGTACGGATCCATACCCGATTCTGAACCCGGCGACAGCCGGGTTTTTTCTGAGAGGACAGATGGCGAACAAGGCGCTTCTGGGCAAGCTGGCCGAGCGGGGCATCCTGCCGGCTGGCGAGGCGGTGCGTTATGCCGACCATCGCGCGCTGCGATCAGAGAGCACTGGCGCAAGCCCGCGCGTACCGCGCCTGCGCCTGGGGCGCAGCTATGACGCGGCGAAGACGTCGAATCTCACGGCGAGCTGGACCACCCAGTCGCTGACCACCGACGAGGTGGTGGCGCGGGTGCTCACACCACTGCGTGCCCGCTCCCGAGATCAGGCGGCCAACAACGATTACGCGCGGCGCTTCGTGGGCATGGTGCGCAGCCATGTGGTTGGTCCGGACGGGTTTGCCTTTCAGGCGCGCACCGTCGGCTCCGACGGTCGCCCCGACGACCTGGCCAACCAGGCCCTGGAGAACGCCTGGCGCGAGTGGGGCAGGGCGCGGCACTGCGACATGGCGCAGCGCCTGTCGTTTGCCGAGCTGTGCCGCCTGTGGATTGCCACGGTGGCCGTGGATGGTGAGGTCATCGTGCGGCGGCGGCTGGGCCCGGAGTTCGGGCGCTACCAGTACGCGCTGCAGCTGATCGACCCGGAGCTGCTCGACGTCAACTACCACGATGCACTGGCTGGCGGGCGGTTTATTCGGCACGGCATCGAGTTCGACGACCTGGGGCGGCCGCAGGCCTACTACTTTCGCGGCGATCCGGCGGTCGCGCGCAGCTACTACAGCGGCAACGCGCAACGGGTGAGGGTGCCGGCGGGTGAGATCTATCACCACTTCGTGGTCGAGCGCATCGGGCAGAAGCGGGGTATTCCGTGGCTGGCCACGCCGGCCCTGCGCCTGATGATGCTCAATGGCTATGAAGAGGCCGCCTTGGTCAATGCCCGGGCCGGGGCCTCGAAGATGGGCATGTACCTGCTGGACGAAGAGGCGCCGCTCACGCCGGAGCAGATCGCCGCTGGCTTGGCCGCGCGCAACGACGAGGGCGAGTTCATCGAACAGATGGAAGCGGGCCTGATGACGGTGGCGCCGCCCGGGGTGAAGGACATCATCAACTTCGATCCAGGGTATCCCAACGGCGAGTTCGAGGCCTTCAGCAACCAGATACTGCGCGGTATCGCCTCCGGGTTCGGGGTGGCGGCGCACAAGCTCGCCAACAATGCGGCCAACGTCAACTACTCCAGCGCCAAGGTGTTCGAGCTCGAAGAGCGCGAGCTGTGGACCACGCTGCAGAACTGGATGATCGAGAGCTTCCTACGTCCACTCTACGAGGACTGGCTGGCCTGGCAGCTGAAGCTGGGAACGATCGAAGTGCCCACGCGCAAGGGGCCGCGCCCGCTGTCGCCAAGCCGTTTCGAGAAGTACACGCGGGTGCACTTCCAGGGGCGTCGCTGGAAATTCAACGAGCCAGTGAAAGAGGAGCAGGCGCGCCGCCTGCGCCTGGACAGCTACATGACCAGCCCCTTGCGCGAACTCCAGGAGATGGGGCTGGACCCGGAAGACGTGGCGCGCGACTGGAAGCGCTGGAAGGAGATCCTGGCCGGGGCCGGGTTCGAACTGCCGGAGCCCGGCGAGAAACCGAACGAGCCGAAGGAGCCGAAAGACGATGGCAACGAAGACCCGAAGGAGCCGAAAGACGATGGCAACGAAGACCCGAAGGATTGAGACGGGCCCGCTGTTCCGCGAGGCCCGGTTCGATACGCGCAGCGTGTCGGCCGAGACACGCACGGTGGAACTGGCGTTCAGCTCGGAAGAGCCGGTGGAGCGCTGGTTCGGCAAAGAGATTCTGGACCATGCGCCCGGCAGTGTCAGGCTCGGCCGCCTGCGCAATGCCGCGCCGGTCCTTGTGGACCACAACCACCGCGACCAGGTGGGAGTGGTCGAGTCCGTGAAGATCGACGGCGATCGCGTCGGGCGGGCCACGGTGCGCTTTGGCAAGAGCGCACGCGCCGAGGAGATCTTTCAGGACATCCAGGATGGCATCCGGCAGAAGGTGTCGGTTGGCTATCGCATCCACCGCCTCCGGCTCGAGGAGGAGAGCGACGAGGGCGACACCTATCGCGTGCTCGATTGGGAGCCCTACGAGATCTCCATCGTGTCGGTGCCCGCCGATGATGGCGTTGGCGTCGGCCGCGCGGCCGAGGAGGCAACCAACGAATGTCTGATCGAGAGGATCCCTGCAATGGATGTTGACGACAAGAAGACCCCGGATGTCAATCCGGAAACCCGCAACACGCCCGCCATCAACGTCGAAGGCGAGCGGCGCGCGGCCGCCGAGGCCGAGCGTGATCGCGTACAGCGCATCCTGTCCCTGGCGCGCGAGAACAACCAGATGGAACTGGCCGAGAAGTTCATCAGCCAGGGGCGGCGCGCCGAGGACTTCGAAGACGTGCTGGCGGTGATCGCCGACCAGGCCCCGGTCACCCGTGACCAGCCGGTCTCCCCCATCGACCTGGGCATGAGTGCGCGCGAGGACCAGGAATACTCGCTGCTGCGCGCCCTGCGGCACGCCGCCTTTGGCGACGAGGCGGGGCTCGAGCGCGAGATCTCCGACACCATCGCCAAGCAGCTGGGGCGCAGCACCGACGGCATCTTCGTGCCCACCAGCCTGAACGTGCGGGCCCCGCTCACTGCGGGTGGCGCGGGCACCGGTGCCGAGACGGTGCCCACCCAGCTGATGCCGCTGATCGAACTGCTGCGTAATCGCATGATGGTCAAGCGCCTGGGCGCCCGGGTGCTGAGTGGCCTGCACGGCAACCTGCAGTTTCCGCGGCAGATCGGCAGCACCACCCTGCACTGGGTCGGGGAGAACCCCGGTACCGATGTGCCCGAGAGCAATGCCACCTTCGACCAGGTGGACATGATGCCGAAGAGCGCCCAGGCCACCACCGCCTACAGTCGGCAGATGCTGGCCCAGTCGAGCCTGGACGTGGAGAACTTCGTGCGCGACGACCTGGCCAAGGTGAACGCACTGGGTCTGGATTGGGCAGCGATCAACGGCACCGGCACCAACTTCCAGCCGCTGGGCATCCGCAATACCACGGGTGTCGGTCTGGTGTCGCTGGGCGCCAACGGTGGGCCGCTGAGCTTTGGCGTCATGGTGGACCTGGAGACCGACATCGCCATCGACAATGCGGACGTGGACAACATGGCCTATCTGACCAACGCCAAGGTCCGCGGCGCGCTCAAGCAGACCGAAAAGACGCCCAACAGTGGCCAGTTCGTGTGGGCCGATTCCACCGAACGTGGCTTCGGCAGCGTCAACGGCTACCGCGCCGCCGCCTCCAACCAGGTGCCGGGCAACCTCACCAAGGGAACTGGCACCGGCCTGTCGTCGGTGATCTTCGGCAACTGGTCCGACCTCATGATCGGCGAATGGGGCGTGATGGAACTCATCCTCGATCCCTACAGCAAGAAGAAGCAGGCACTGGTCGAGGTGACCAGCATCATGCTGGTGGACATTGCCGTCCGCCATCCCGAGTCGTTCGCCATCATCGAAGACGCGGCCGCCTGATGAACCTGGCCGGCGGCGGTCGCCGCCGGCCATCTGCAAGAGGAAGACATCATGTCCGAAGACAACAAGCTCAAGATCTGGCTGGTGATGGATCGTGGCGCGATCGGTGAGAAAGGCCAGCGGCTGGAAGCCGGCGAGGCCTACAAGATCGGTAGCGAGGTGAGCGAGAAGCTGGCTCGTCAGCTGATTGCCAGCGGTCGTGCGCACGACGTGGCCAGCAAGCCGAAGAAAACCGCGCCGCAGGACGCCCCGGTGGATACCCCGGAAGGCGAGAACAGCTGAGCGGCTGAGCGATGGGCGTGCCCTTTGTCGATGGGTTGATCCGGACGGTGCTCGACGTGCTGGGCGAGCCGGTGACTCGCCTCGACACCGGTGCCACGCTGACCGGCGTGATCGAACAACAGCAGGATCTCGTTGCGCTGGGGCGAAGCGACGCCTATCCGGCCCTGCCCATGACCACGGTGCAGGTGGCCCTGAGAGCCACCGACGGTGCCGGGCTGTCGCGTGGCGACCGGCTGCGCTTCCGCGATCGGGACTGGCGCATCGTCGCGCGCACGGACGAGGGGGATGGGGCGCTGCTGTTCGACTGCCAGCCGGACCAGACACAAGACCCGGTTGGGACGCACTGGCGATGATCACCATCGATCTCGACCCTGCCGTGAGTGAGCTGACCGCGCTGTTCGCGCACCACGAGCGGGCGGTGTCGCGGGCGGTCAAGCGCGCCCATCGCAAGCTGGTGCGCTGGCTGCACCGGCAGGTGCTGCGCCAGCTCTCGCGCGAGACCGGCGCCACCCAGAAGACCCTGAAGGCCTATCGCCGGGTATCGCTCAAGCTGGACGGACTGCAGGGTGAGCTGTGGTTTGGCCTCAACCCCCTGCCGTTGCACGAGACCGGCCGGGTGAGTTGGTCGCCGAAGCGCGCCGGTGTTCGGGTGCGTGGTCGCACTTACGAGGGCGCCTTCTACCGCGCGGTCTATGGCAGTCAGCCCAAGGTGTGGATCCGCAGCGCGCGCAACCCAGGCTATGCCACTTATCACCCGAAGCGCCGCTACCGTCCCTTTTCGGGGCGCGTGAGCAGCGGCCGGTTTCCGGTAGAGCTGCTGGGTGCGCCGCTTGACGAAGTGGCCGACGGGATCGCCCGCGAACTGGACAGCCGCCTGGCACGGCGGGCCGAACGCCGCTTCCGCGAGCTGCTGGAGCAGGAACTCAACTACGCCACGCGGTACGAGACATGAGTGCAACCCTGACGGATCTGCATCAGGCCATCCTGGCGGCCCTGCGCGATCAGTTCACCGGCCGGGTGGACACCATCGCGCACTATGCGCCACTGGGCAGCGATCCGATCGACACCCCGGCGCTGCTGCTGGAGCTGGAAGAGGCGGACGAGGGCGACGACATCGGCGACGGGCGCATGCCCTTGCGGGGTCGCTGGGCCATTCATTGCGTGCTGTCGCTGCACACACCCGAGGTGGCGCTCTCGGTGCGCGAGATGGCGGCCGAGGTGATGACCCTGGTGCGGCGCAACGGCTGGGGCATGGGACCGTCCATCGGACGACCCAAGGGGTTGCACATGGCCCCTGGCGACATGCGGCCTGGCCAGGCCGGCTACGAATCCTGGGTGGTGAGCTGGGAGCAGACCCTCTATCTGGTTGCGTCGCTCTGGGACGGCACCGGCATCACGCCCAGCAAGGTATTCCTCGGCATCGCGCCGGATATTGGTCTGGGTCACGAACCCGACTATGTGGAGGTGAGCGGTGGATGACGTGCTGATGCGCCTGGCC